CGATCTTCTTCGACTTGGCTTCCTCGACCGCGGTGGCGCGGCCGGTGAAGGTCGAGAACACCTGCTTGTTGAAGGCGCCGGTCATGATGGTGCCGGGCTTGCCGCCATTGGTCCAGATCGAGGACAGCACGGACTTCAGCCGCGCTTCGGTGAACGCGATTGGCGTACCGTCGCTGCGGGCGCCGGTGCCGTCGACGGGAGACGGGTCGGCGGGCGAGCCAGCGGTGCCCTTCGAGGTATTGGACGCGATCCACGACAGGATCGAGGCGGTCTTGCGCGGGGTCGAAGTATCGCCGGTAACCTTGGCCTGGTTGGTGCCGACCAGGATGGTCTCGATGTCGCGCTTCAGCTCGAGGCCTTTCAGCATTTCCTGATAGGCCAGTTCGTTGTCGCGGCCGGCGTGATCGACTGCCTGCTGGGTGCCGGATACGCGCGCCACCTTGTAGGAGATCTGGCAGAGATTGCCGAGACGAACCGTCGGCGTGGTGGCGGTGGTAGTGGGATCGTCGCCTTCGAGCTGCGCGTTCGACGCGGAAGCCGCGGCAAGCGCCTGGGTCTGCCATTCGTGATTGACGGCGGACGCCTTTTCCTTCTCCGCGCCGCTCATGAAAGGCGTGTCGGTCGGATCGATCCGATAGATCATATCCGAGAGGTCTTCGCGGTTGCCAACCGCCTGGTAGGTGGCGAAAGTGGAAGTCGGTAAAGCCATATTCGTCATTTCCCTGAATGATGCCCGGCGCCGCGCGGCCATCGGCTGCGCCACGCGCAGTTGTTGGCCGCGCTTTGACCGCGCCGGTACGTTGGATTCCTGATTCGAGTTGAGTCTGAAGACCTCGGGCGCGCGATGGCGCGGAAGCATCGCTTCCGGTTCGGCTGTCGTAAGGTCTCGGCCGGGCGCCTGCCCTAACGGCAGGGTCGGCGTTGGCTGTTCGCCAATTCGGTCAATTGGTGTGCGAACCCGCCGATGACAGGTGCTGGCATGCGGCCGCCGTTCCATTCAAAAGCCCGCGGCCGATTACCGGCGCGGGCCTAAAATTCTTGCGACGTTGAAGATATGCCGGTGATTTGCCCGACGTGTCAATTCTTAGCAGCGGGTCAGATGCACAATTCGAGAAATTGTGCCGCGAGGGTTTGGCTTAGCCGCCCTTCTTCACAATCTGAAATCCGTTCGCCGCCAGGTCCAGAAGAATCGCCTTGGTGATCTGCGCGCTTTGCTCGGGCGGAATCCATTCATAATCGAGGTTGGGACCGCCATCGCCCTCGGGGTATTTGATAAACGCCGTATGGATGGCATTGGTTATCAGTTTTTCAATGGTGTCGGCCGACATTTTGCCTCCTGCTTTCGACCTGAACATAGCACAGCTTCCGAAGGGAGTGCGACAGCCCTTCAGACGCGCCAATCGGCGCGTCTGGGTGGGCAGCCGGGGCCGCCCCGCGTCAAACGATCCCAAATCGCTTCCTTCGCTCCGCCACTTGCGCCAGCTCCTTCAATTCAACCTGCGCCAGTTTGCCGTTGGCGACGATGGCGCCAAGGTGATCGCGCACCTTGCCGACGATGTTGATGGCGAGAAACAGTTTCTCGCGGGCCGCGACGTCGTCGATCGTCGTCGCGCGCCATGCGGCGGTGTAGTTGTCCTCCAATCCCCTGAAGGCTTCAGCCAGCAACTCGTTATCGAGCAGCTCCTGCGCATGGACGGCTTTCGACACGGCTTGGTCGAGTCTGGCTTCGTCAGACATCGGTTGCATCCTTTGCACTCTTACTCTGCAGCTTGGCTTCATGGCTGTGCGCCGTCGCCACCATGCCAAGCGCCGTCTCCGCCACATCCATCTGATGCTGCGCTTGCGCGTGGCGCATCTTCTGCGCATCGGTCGCCGCCTTCAGGTGGGCGTCGAGCAGCGCCATTCTGGCCTCGAGCTCGGCCTTGACCTTCGCCAGCTCGATTTCGGTCTGCATTTTCACCTGCTGGTGAATGGCGTCGCTCTGCGCCTTCTGCTGCTCGATCTGCGCCTTGTGCGCGGCGGCGGCCTGATCGGCCTGCGCCCTCGCCTGCAGCGCCAGCAGTTTGGGGTCGGGCGGCGGCGCCGGTGGCGGCATTGGCGGATGCAATAGCTGCCCGGTCTGCGGATCCCGCGCGGCGGGATCGCAAAAGAATCGGTCGGGGTTCTTGTGCCCCATGATTTTCGTCAGCTCCGCCGCGGTATTGTAAAGCTCGCGGTCGCCGACCAGATGCGCCTTGCCGCCCGCCACCAGTTGCTTCTGGATGTTGGCAAGCGCCATCACCTGCGCGAACTGCTGCGCCTTGCCGCCCGCGCCCAGGCCGACATTGATGGTCATGTCGTCGCGGGTTTTCCAGTCGCGCGGATCGATATTGACCCAGGCATTGCGCAGCCGCACCGTCTGCTGCGCCTGTCCGTGCTTGCGGATCGTACCGTGCAGCAGCGCGAAGATATCGCGCACGCCTTCGGCCATGATACGCGCGATCAGCTTGATACGCATTTGCGAGGCCGAGAACACCTGTGCTACCGCGGTGGCGGACTGGTTCTGCAGCGCGTTGGCGTCGATGCCCTGGCTTTGCTTGGCTAGGCCGCTGCGGGTTTCGAGCTCGGCATCGATATATTGCAGCATCGGGTAGATCGACGCGGTGATATCCGGCACCACCTGCCAATTCAGTCCGCCCGCGGTCTTGGTGCGGACCACCCCGCCCGGGCGCGACACCAACAGATCGTCGAGCGTATTGGGGCCGGCGTTGGTTTCGGCCACTTCCACCCGCGGATTGTTGTGCAGATAGAGATTGTCGAGCGCGCCGCGCTTCAGCGCAGTCTTCTCCCGCTGCAGCGGCATCACGAGATCGGCGATCGAGCGGCCGAAGAAGCGGTGCGTCATCGGCACCGGTGTCGTCGTCGCAAAGGGTATGGCGTCGAACGGTGTGACACATTCCCTGCCGTCCTTGCGCAGAATCTCGCCCTGATCGCCGCCGGTAATGACCTGATAAAGACCAGGCCGGCCGTTGCCCTCGTAATCCATCCGAACAAAATGCTCGGTGATGCGCACCAACCGCGCCGCCGAGTTCACCCCGCCGGCGCCGCCGCTGAAATGCTCGCCGGTGGTATCGCGGGAGAGCGTCTCGACATCGGTATTGCCGGTGTAGTCGCCGAGCGACTTGATCTGTTCTTCGTCGAAACCTTCGGCGATCAATTGTCCTTCGGTCTTGGTGACGACCTCGTGGAAGCAATAATTGCAGTCGCGGATGCTGCGCGCGCCGCGCTCGATGCCGAACTCTTCCGGCGGAACGCCCATGACTTTGGCCTGGGCGAGCTTTCGCGTGGTGACGATGCTGACGTCATGGGTGACCGGGGACGCGACTGGCGACGGCGGGGCAGACAAAGGGGCGATCATGTTCATCAGCTCGTTGCCTCCGACTCTTGCAATGGTTCGATCGCATTGTGCACGGTATGCGCCACCATCTTCATCGCGCCGCCGGATTCCATCACGGCTTGCGCCAACAGCGCGAACTGGTCGTCGGTGAGATCGTAATAGGTTTCACGGCTCTCCTCCTCGCGCTCTTCCCACCACACCTTTACGATGCCGACCTTCGAAAGCAGCGCGTCCTTGATGAAGGAATACAAAATCATGAAGCCGGGATTCTGCTGCATGAAAACGTGATTGACGTAATCGGTCTCCTGCTGCGCAGCGGCTTCGTCCTCGGGGCCGACCGGCTCGAACCGCACCACTTCGTCGGATCCGGCAAAGATATCCATCAGCGAGGGCATCAGGCCTTCGATGGTGTCGGCGACATCGGTCGACACCGCGCGCGAGCGGCCGTCCTGCGCCGGCATGTCCTTGCGCATGTCGCCGAGATAATAATTCATCGCGTCGGCGCGCTCCTCCATCAGCCGCGCCGCCGAAATCGCAGCCAGCGCGTTGGCTTTCTCGGAGGCCAGCATGGCTTTGAGATCGGGCAAGGGAATCTTTGACATGGCTCAAGTCTCTTTCGGGTCAGTCGTGCTGCGCTGGCGTGCAGCCAGGGCACAAGCCGGGGTCCGTCGAACGATAGCGGGCAGAATTGGCAGAATGACTCGACGTCCGGCCACGACCTCTTGGGGTGTGATAGCGTTACGGTCGCAATTTGGAGATACCAATGTTGACGCAAACCGCATGTGAAGCGCTTCGGTCAGGTCACGTCCTGCAGCTTGAGTATGACGGCTATACCCGGGACGTCGAGGTTCACGCCGTCGGGTTCACCAAGGACGATAACCCCGTCATGAGAGTCTGGCAGGTCGCCGGCGGCAGCGTCAGCAATGAGCCCGTCGGCTGGAAGCTGTTGCCTCTCCATGAGGCCACCGGCGCCGTCGTGACACACCAGCGATCGCAGGCTCCCCGCGCCGGCTATGCTCCTGGCGATCCCGTCATGTCCGTCATCACCTGTCAGCTCTAGGCCTCCGCAGCCGCACGGCCCGACGGGCAATGCGGTCGCGCTGATGCACCGCACAACCGGGCCAATCACCCTTCATCCCGGCTAAAACCTTTCACGGTTTCGCTGGGGCGGGTCAGCCGCTGTGTTATGTTCGGCGCAAAGCAGGAGGGTTGGAATGGCCGTCTCGACATGCGTCAAATGCAGCGGACATAGTTTCGAGCTCGCGCTGTTCACACCGCTCGGCGAGAACAGGAAGCTGACGCTCGTGCAGTGCTCGCAATGCGGAACGCCGGTCGGTGTGCTGGACCCGGCCATCGGGACTCAGATCGAGGCGCTGAAGAACCAGATCGCTGACATCGATCAGCGGCTCAACCGGATTGCGAAGGCGCTGCAGGAGTGATGGCTGGCGGTTTGAGTGTGTAGGGCAGGTTTGGCTGCAGACATAAGCAGCCGACTACGCAGCGAGTAACATCTTCCTGGTCCGCCTAGCGTGGCAACTAAGATCCTGCACAAGAAATCGGCCGGGAGGCGTTTGACAGACTTGGCACAACCGCAAGGCCTGATAATGTCCCAACAACAATGAGGAGTTGTTATGTCAGCAGTCGCTTTGACGTTTCACGGGCCTACCAACTATCCGGCAACAAAAATTCTCCGCAACGTTCTGTGCAACTTTGGAGGTGGCCAACCTAATCAGGGGTTTGGAGGCGTCATATTCACCAAACTCTATCTGCTGCTAAGCAGCGAGGGAGGCTCCGTTGAAGAGGCATTTTCCCTCTACAACCTCTTGAGATGCCTGCCTGTCAGAATCGTTACGGTTAATATGGGACAGATCGCTTCTGCCGGAAACATCCTATTTCTGGCGGGCGAAGAGCGCTACGCTTGCGAACACTCCTATTTTCACTTTCATAATCTGAATTGGTTTTACGACAAGCCTCAGACTCTTCACCGCATCCAGATGCAGGACCACACTCAAATCATTGATATGGAGCGTGATTTATATCTTCGAATTTTTAAGGAGCGAACGAAACTTTCGGATTCGGAAATCGAGGCGATCAAGTTCCTCGATCATCCCTTGGTTAAAGACACTAGCTTTGCCTTGAATAACGGGATCATCCAAAAAATCGGAATGCCCCCATTGCCCTCGGGTATCCCCATCCTCAATGTGGACTACTAGCCTCATCGCTTGACCTTCACAGTAGTCTTCTCCCTAACCTTTGTTTCGGAGTGCGGCGCAGGCTTCATATGCACCAGACGCCGAACTGCCGATCGGTGTCGTGGACCCGACAATGAGCCCCAGATGGTAGCCCTGAAGAACCAGATCACAGCCATCGATGAGCGGCTCAACCGGATTGCGAAAGCGCTGCAGGATTAATGGGTCGACCATCCCCCTCACACCCAGCCCTGCTCCCGATACCGGATCGCCCGGTTGAAACTCCCCGCCCGCCCCGGCTCCTCATAACAAATCGCCATCAGGCCGAGCGCGTCGGCGGCGTGGCTGGACCAATCATGCTCCGGCCCCAACCCGACCTGGCGCGCATCGTCCTTGCGCTCGTGGTAGAAGCCGATGGCGTCGCGGCCCGGCTCGGTGGTTTCTTCGTTCCACCAGAGCTGGGG